TGCTTGTTGTTTATCTCTATACTTTGCCACTCACTTGCAAACTTTACTTTTAATGTGTCATGCATCTCATCTGGGAAGTAGCCTAGCTCATTTGCTAAAGGCTGTACTATACACGCCCAATAATAATTATTCTGCATATTTGATCTATTGTTTCTTTGTTTGCTTACCTTAACTAAGTAGTCACTCTTTAACTCCTTTAAATAGTTTATCAGGCTTATCTTGTCTTTATCAGTCTTTATTATAAAGTTCATAAATTAGAGTATTTTCTAGCCAAACTATTTTCGTATCTTCTTTTAAATTCTTTGTTTAATATTTTGCGTACTCTAACTTCGTTTACATCAAATTTCTCTTGTATCTCCTTGTTACTATTAGCGTGAGGGTTGTTA